GCAGTTTGAATGTTATACGAGCCTACACCCTGGTTGTTATAGTTGCCTCCGACTTGCCGGTATGGGCGTAGCCCAAAAGCAGCATCTATATTTGCCATGATTGTCTCCTTCTAAAGACATTAGAGGAGGACAATGATCTTACTTATTTAAGATTTCTTGCCGCCTCCAAATGATACCCGACTTTGCCGTTCCTTGTGGATTGGCATGGAAGGATGCTCTTCTTTCATGAGGTCCTGATCAATGGCTGCTTGCTTATCATCTGTTAGTCGCTTGAAATATCTATCTCTCGCTTCCTTAGTTTCAATTGGGCATCGCATTAATAACAACCCCCCAATTCCTATAACACCTTTATATTTTCCTTCTTGAACCGAAGGAAGATCCTTCCTGTCTGGATACTCATCTATTTTCACAAACTCATATCCTGATCGTAGGCGCGCTATGACGTTTTTTTCGTCTTGTTCGCCACGAAACTCAGCTCTCACCCATCGATGGTGAAAACCTTCTGGAGGATCCGGTGCTTCCAGATTGGAAGGTGGAACCCATTCTTTAACCCGAGCTTCCTCTTTACGGGTTTCGAGTTTGCGTGAGGTTTTTTTAATTTTTTTAGTTTCTATCATCTACGCCTCCTTCACGTATTTTGCGTATTCTTCTAAAGGCACATTAAGTCTTTTTGCTATTGCTACTTGTGAAGGCGTGAGCTTCACGACTCGGCGTCCAGATTTAGTTTTGCGTACAGCAGAAGCAACAGTCTGAACGGGCTGTTTCTTTTCTGATTTCTTATCCTCTTTCACTTTACCATCAGTAAACTTATGAGGAAACTCTTTTCTCATTCGAGAATTAACTTCATTATAGTACTCATTGCTCAATGGGTCAAACCCTTCTTCATTTATAAGTTGATTGTGTAACTCCATCGCAGCGCCTGTCATCATGCGATCATTACCAAACCAGTCATTTTGTGAGGCCCATTCTTCAGCTTTTGTGTCAATTTGAGGGGTTTGATATTGTTGTTGAACTTGTGATTGATCTTGAGGTTGAACTTGTTGTTGAAATGTAGCTTCATCTCTTTGTTGAACATTTTTCATTGTTAAAAGACGAGCACCATCTGCTTTTGCCTGGGCTAATGCTTCTTGAGCCTTAACTTGAGCGTCTGTATCATTATCCTCAATAGCTTTTTTTAATTGGGATTTAGCCGCTTCAGCAGCAGAATTAACACGTCCTTCAAATTGAGAAACATATCCCTTTCCAACAGTAGTATATTTTTTCCGTAAATCATCGTTTTCTTTTCTCACATCTGTATAGGCACGCTCCATTTCCCGCATGCGTCCCACCAGATTATTAATTCTTTTCTTAACGCCTTTGCTGTAGTCATCTAAGTCCGATGTTTCATAAGGATCATCAGGAACTTTTACGTCCTTCTTTTCCTCTTCGGCTTCTTCAGCAACGACTTCTTCTTTTTGGTCTTCTTCCTTTTCCTCAACGACTTCTTCTTTTTGGTCCTCGAGTTCTACTTCATCTTTTTCTCTTTCATCCTTAATTTCCACTTCAACGGGATCTCCGGATGTATCCAACGGAACCATTTTATCCTGTTCCTGGATTATTGCTTGTTTGGGCATGGTACCTCCATGTTAAAATATACTAGCTGGCAAAATATCACTTGGATGACCAATGACCGCCAGAACTTCATCATCATTGATAATCCTTAATTCACCACCCTCAATTCTTATTCTTGATCCTGCATACTTCGTAATGAGTATCCAATCACCCTTCTTGCACCATGGACCTTTAGGAAATCTTTCTTTATCAGCATAGGCATCCGGTCCCACTTTTAAAACTTTGCAAACATTCGTTGTAATTTGTGCTTGTTCGATCGTGTCATCAGTAAGATGAAGACCGGCTTTCGTTTTTGATTTAAGTGTTAATGGTAAAATTACAATACGGAATCCAGTTGGTTCTGGAATTTTTTCTACTTCTTTTTTATTTTTATCTTGACGCTTTATGTCAAGAATGTGTTTGGGTAAGATTAGACTGTTCATCTTCGTGTAGCTCCTGTTTCTTTAGCAGGTCCGTGAGTTCCTGTTCTATTTCATTATAACCATGTAATTTACCAAGAAGATATTTATATTCTTCAAAATTCTTTACATCACTTGTTATAGCTTCATTTACGCTCTCTTGTCTAGTTTTTAATATTTTCTTGAGATAATCTACAATTTTTATTATATCCATTTTAAGCGTGGGATTTTACAATTTCCGCTAAACTTTCACAACGTTTTTTTGTTTGACGGTGCCAACGTGAATCTTTCATCTGTAAATGCGCTTCGTGATAGTCTTTATCCTCTAAGGCTTTTATAAATTTTTTAAAATTTTTTACACCAGTAGATCCTAATTGAAACACCATCTCTACAATGACTTCCCAAATTTCTCGTGGCAGATCCTCAATGTGGCCAACGACTTTCATCGCTCCTTGGTGAGCTTTTTCTAAATCTTCGTCCAGTATTTTCATGAGAAATTTTTTATCGTATTTCTTACCGTCTTCCCAGAAATCCTCCACACAGAGGTGGCCGACTCCCACGGTTCTTTTGTCCAATGAATCACGGTACACGGTATCACGATACCCTTCGTGCTCCATGACCCGATCACGCAGATTCATTATTTACTCGTCGTCTTCTTCTTCAGCTTCGTCAATAATTTCTTCAATCTTTCCAACAATCGCTTCTTCCTTTGCGTGAAGAGCTTCGAGTTTTTCCAATTCTTTTCGAATTTTTTGAAGAGATGTTTGCTTTGCCATTACGTCTCCTTATTCGTTACTTTAACAACCGCTTGCTTGCTTCCTCCCACATAGAGTCCGAACCACGCGGCGCCTGCGCCTACCACCACCGACACAAATGCAGACTGTGCATTCGTTGGGTCGGGTAATTGCATAAACCATTCAGTAGTACGCCAGAAAGCGACTCCATACAAGGTAATTAAAAAACGAGGAAATACTCTCCATTTATCAAATTGTTCTGGAACTATTTTCACTTTTTCTTGTTAAAAAACTTAACGGCTGATCCCACTCCCTTGATGCCAAAACTAGCTGAGCAGGCAATATATAATAAATGTTTGTAATAATCCGGAAGCTTCTGCAATGCTAGAAAGCCCCGTTCCATATGGTCTACCATTCCAGGCACAAAGACCAAAACGGCGGGTGCCAAAAGAACAATTAAAATTAATTCATCTTTCCAGGATCCTTTCATTTGATCCACGGCTGATGCTTCCCAAGAAACTTTTCCAGCAATCTGTTGTTCTTTCAAAGCTGTGATCGCTTTTATTTCTGTTATCTTCGCTTTAGCTTTTTCTTTCTTGGTTGCAATTATTCCCTTAACGGCGTCTCCAGCGACGCCGAGTAAGGGTTTAAGTAATAATCCCCACATGGAACTAAGCTCCTCCGCCTGTCATTTTGTAAACGACAACCAGAACTACTATGGTAACAATGCCGGCTTTAATCCAGTCCTTCATTCCCCAGTCACTCCATTCCTTCAGATGAGCCCAAAGATCTTTCATGAGATTCATGTTGCCTCCTTTTAAGTTAATGGACAGTTATGTCGAAATCGGGATCGAATTCAACTGTTTTTTCTTCATGTTCGCAATTTTTACAATCACACGATGTACAAGATCCACCATCCGAACAATGGCAAGCATGCTCACAATGTATGCACAACATTAGAAAACGCCTTTGAACGCTACCTTTTTAATCTGCATTTTACTGCGTTGTCCCTTTGGACCAGTCCCTAAATTATTTTTAATAACCGGAGCTTGATCCGCAACGGATGCTGTAGAAAATATAACCGTCTTATTCGGCGTTACTTTCACACCATTGTGATTTTCTTTTACTTTTTTCATTTTCATAACCTAATGTATAGATACATTTTGCTTTTCAAGCAAATAGTTATTTGCATCCTCAAACATTTTCTTCGCCTCATGCGGTCCAACACAATCTGTCATTATCATTCGTGACGCCGACAGCATTGCAACCGCTAAATCAATTGGGTTAACTTTCTCTTCAACCATCATAAGCTGTCCCGAATTATAAAGGGCCGTAATTAAGCTTACCATTTCCTTCTCTAGTTCTTTTGATTTAATCATCATAACTTGCTTGGTGTCCTAATCTTCTTTAATGCAATATCTTCACGCGCATCGGCGTGCCTATCTGCATCATCGAGCTTTTGTTGAGTTTGTCTAGTTTTAATTTCAAGTTCCTGCTCGTCAAGGGCTTGTTGTTCCCCTTCTTTTTGTGCACGGAGCTCTAATTCCTCCGCTCGAAGTCCTAATTCCTGCTCTTTTAGCGTTACAAGTGGATCTTTTTGCATTCCTTCTAGGTATTCTTGCTCTTCTGCCACCATTTCCTCTGTTAATTCCTTAATTCGCACGGCAACTTGCTTTGCAATCTCAATTTGGAACTGTTGTTGCAGTTCTGGAGGCAATTGGCCACCATATTGTTCTGTTTGCTGCTGTATTTCAGCTTGATTCTGCTTCATAACCTCTTCTTGCGCCTTAAAACTGATGTGTTCAGAGATATGAGCCTGCAATAAAGCCATGATATTAGGGGTATTTTTAACTAAATATGTAGACATAAAGGCACGATGTGTGTCGATATGGGCGTTTTGGTCCTGTTGAGGGAAAGCCTTCAGTTGTTTTTGCAGTAATACTTTTGAATTCTCAATTGCCGCGTCCTCTGGTTGTGGTTGAGGGGGAGGGGGAAGCAATGCGTCAATGTTCTGTATTCCGAGTGCCTGGTACATGCGTCGATACGCTTCGTATTGGTTATGAATCTGAGGAGCGGCTTGCGCGAGTTGAAGCTGTGTCTGCGCCAGCGTAATGCGCTGTGACATTGTAAAGATTGATGGATCACTTACGGGGATCACATCAACACGATTATCAAAATCCTGCTGCTTGATCATTTGATTTCCACCAACAACCGCGTACGGATATTCGGGTGGAAGAAATTCCTGGAAGAGTCTTGCTAAAATTTTAAATTCTTTTCGTTGTGCATAATGCAACCGCTTGTGGATTGCGCTCATGACTTTTGATCCCTGCTCAATAATCGCCATGGTTGTGCCGACAGGATTGGCCTGCGAGCCTTCGCCTATTTTCTGGTCGGCTACGCTTGCAAATTTTTTCCCCGCATCAACAACAAAACCCAAAAGGGAAAAGAGAACTTGATCCGGTCCCTTGTAGGGAAGTGGAACAAGACCCGCACGCAGATCACCAGACGGTGCATCGACGTCCCGGAACTCTCCCGGTTGAAGGGGTTGGTCGTCATCTCTTATGCGTAGTCCTCTTGTCTTAAATCCCGCCGGAAGATTGGAAAGCGTACCCGCGTCGATAAGTTGCCTAAGAGCGGAGGTTGCAGTTCGGGATAAACCACCGAGCATGTGAATGAGGCCAAAACCATAAAAGCCAAGGCCAGGTAAAAACTTGTAATGCACGAAGTACGGAATCTTTTTGCGTAAAGGATCCTCTTCCTTGTAGTTGCGGTAAATGGAAAGAATGTCACCCGAGCCTTCCTCAAGGGTAATGACGTAGGGAACTTTAACGCCGTCAGGATCCTCGAACCCCGGAACGTCCCAGTCACAATGAACCTCCAGTAATGTAAAAATATCTTCATTGTATGTTTTCTTGACTCCTTCCAGAGTATTGTATTTTTTCTGAACAGAGTCTTCCTCTTG